TTTTTATTCACAACAGGTAATGTTTTCAATTGAATGGCAAAAACCACAAGACTATAACATAAACACAGGTCTTGCCAATCCTTACGGACGCGAAGGAGGCCCTAGAAAGCCCATTAACAGTTATGTGTATCAAGCAACCAAATGCCTATCAGAGTTTAAACAAGGAAGATTTGAACAAACTATTGATGGATCGTTGTATTTGTATCCAGTTGCAAACTTAAAGAACGCAATAACACAGCCAAGCAACGGAGTTGCAAACGATGGGTCCAGTGGCAGATCAGACGACGCTACATCAACAAACAAAACTGGCGGTGCAACACCAGCACCGGCAGACGTTGATAATACTGAAACTGCAAGTGCATCTATTACCAGCACTACTCCAAATGATGATTCGTCTCCAGGCCCACAACAAAATTCTACCACACTCAGCAACGGGCAAAATATTGGCCTGGATCAGTTTCGAGCACCTTCAAAGATGGGAGTGGATCAAAATATGATTGATGCCAATGCTGAATTACAAACAGATTCAAACCCGCAAACTATAGAGAAAGACTATTAAGGACCTACAATGGCAGAAAATACACAACGCAGTCGTGGACGTCCCGGAAATTACAAATTAGACCGTGGTGGATATCCATCAGAGAACGGCCCGTTCTTGGGCATAGTGATGAACAACATTGATCCCACACGAGCCGGGCGATTACAAGTGTTTATTACCAACTTCAATGATGGCGACATGACTGATGACACCAAGTGGACCACAGTGGACTACCTGCCCAGCTTTTATGGTGCCACTCCCAAGTCAGGTACCAGCACCGGACCGGGCACCTATCCTGGCAATCGCAACAGTTATGGCATGTGGTTCACCACGCCAGACCTAGGAGTCACGGTTGTTTGCATATTCATTAATGGTGACCGAGATCAAGGTTTTTATATTGGCGTAGTACCCGAGCAAGGCATTAACCACATGATCCCTGCTATTGGATCTGCACCTGAATCAAAATTTGTTCCGCAAAATGAAAATCAAAAAGTGTACTTGGCAGGCGCCAAGCAAGCACCTGTTATAGAAATTAACGACACCAATCTTGGAATAATTAATAATCCAAGATTCTTTGAACAACAAAAACCAGTGCATAGTGTGGTTGCTGCCGCGCTATTCCAGCAAGGCCTAATAACGGATCCTGAACGTGGCCCAATTGCCAGCAGTTGTCAACGTGAATCTCCCAGCGCAGTATTTGGAGTTAGCACCCCGGGTGTGGCAGTTTACCAAGGCGGTATCAAACCTGGCGAAATTAGAGACCGCATCAACGCAGGCAAATTAAAACCACAAGATGTCAAAGTCATTGGCCGTATGGGTGGACATACTTTGGTAATGGATGATGGCGACGGTGATGGCAACAATGCCTTGTTCCGTTTGCGAACAGCCAAAGGCCACCAGATTACCATGAGCGACTCTGGTGATTTCTTCTACATCACACATGCCAACGGACTCACATGGCTGGAGTTTGGATCTGAAGGCACAGTAGATGTGTTTGCCACTAACTCTGTGAATGTTCGCACTCGTGGAGACATCAATTTACATGCTGATCGCGATATCAACATGTATGCAGGTCGTAACATCACTGCCAAGTCCAAAGAAAATATCATACTAGAAGCAGAAATGTCATTGACTGCAACTGCCCAAGAAAATTTAACTTTGTACAGCAAGAGTTACATTGGAGTTAAATCAGACGGATCGTTGGCGCTGGACAGTGCAAACGGATCATGGAAAGGCGGCAGCACATTAACATTGTCTGCAGGCGGCATTGATCTAAACGGACCAAGTGCAGCCTCGGTAACTTCACCCAAGCCTGTGGTCAAAACCACAATGGACGACACAGAATTTAATACCAGCACAGGATGGAAAACATTACCTGACGGATTAGAGAGTATTGTGAGTCGAGCGCCCACACATGAGCCTTACAGTTATCATAATGAAGGTGTTGATGTTGAGCTAAGTCTTGAACAAGGCAAACCACCACCACCTCCGGGAGCAGAACCTGTTCCTGCAGGTGTAGAAATACAGGCAGAATAACATGGGAACATTTACATTTAACATTGATCAAGTACCCGGTGCTCCAGTGGATGCCGATAGTGCAAAAACATTTAAAATTTCTGGTCCTGAAACTTTGACACAGGCACAAGCACAGGCTATATTTGAAAAACAAGTCAAGACAGGCGGCCTAACAGGATTCAAATCAGGCGACGTATTAAATGCGGCATCGCAGGTGGCAGATGGATTAAAAACAGCACAATCTCAGTTGACTTCAGGCATAAGCAGTATAGGGGCGTCAGTCTCCAAAGCAACCAATGGAATAACATCTGCACTCTCCAAAACAGGAGTCGCTGATGGAATCAACCCAGGCAACTTTGTCAAGGCATTACCGGCACTTGGTAGTATTGGAAATCTAAACCCTACACAAGTTACTGGTACACTGGCACAGGCAACTAAGTTAACAGCCCAACCATCGTCGATTGTGAGCAATTTTGGGGGTGCTGGTAATTTTGGTCTTGATGTTGGCCAGCTGGAAAAAGCAGGATACATCAAACCAGGCATGGCAGCCAAATATGTTTCTACAGGACAAAATTCCATAACCAGCGTGTTAAACAGCCCGTCTGTATGGACTGGCAAAGATGGAGTTAACCAGGTTCAAAATATGTTGACCAATCCAGCGGCACAGAGCAAAGTGCAACAGACTCTCATGACCACGGGATTAAGTCAAGTCAAATCCTTGGGACTTCCAATTGATCAATTGGCAGCAACAGTGCTTGGCGGAGTTGCATTGAATGCAGCCAAGGATGTAACAGCCACGCTGGCCTGGGCCAAAGGTCTAACGGCAAACTTACCTACAGATCTTGTTTCAACGTTTAATCAAACAGCCAAAGACGCATCGTTTGCAGTGAACTTAGTGGATGAAAAAATAGCCAATGAGTCATTGAATATTAAACAAATTACAGGATCAGTGGGAACAATTAACAGAACCACTCTCAATGCCGCGGTTGGTAGAGTAATTGGTAACGATAAGATTCCCAGTTTAAACTACAACAAAGGAACACCAAATCCTGAAGCCGAGCAAGAATTAAAAACACTGTATATGCAACTGAGCAATGTTGAAGAAAAAGCCAATAATATCATTGCCGAACCCATGTTGTCTGACAATGTTGACGCTAGAGAAGCACGAATAACAGCACTAAAATCTGAAGTTACTCCAATTATTGATAGTTTGGCCTCAGTAGTGATATCAGTGGCCACTACCTCAAAAACCCTTGCAACTGCGGCTGAATTAGCAATTGGAAACGCTCAGGCTCTGATTGAATTACTAGATAACGAACTTGAAAATATTCGTCGATTCAATGCGGCATTACAAAGCATATAAATATTATCATGACTACATTCATTGGGTTTAATACCATTAGACAATACAAAAAGTTTACATTGACAGACTTTGACTTGATCAAACGAGACCTGTTGAATGCATTTAATATTCGACAAGGCCAATTGCCCGGCCGCCCGGCATATGGTACTGTGATCTGGGATTTTTTGTTTGAGCCACAAACAACACAAACCCAAAACGGAATAGAAGCAGAGATACAGCGTGTGGCCGGCGGCGATCCGCGCATCTACATCAGTGATGTACAAACATATCCACAAGAAAATGGTATCTTGATCGAGATACAACTCACGGCAGTACCTACACAAAATTCTGAAATTCTTAGCATATTCTTTGACCAACAACAACGAGTAGCTTCCTACGTATAACTACGCCGTTTTTAGAAACCATAAATACTTCTAGTGACACAAAGGTTACAGAACAATGGCAACAACCACTAGACAAACGGCAATATTTGGCGTAGAAGATTGGAAGCAGATCTATCAAACGTATAGAGAAGCAGACTTCCAGAGCTACGATTTTGAAACTCTGCGCAAGAGTTTTGTAGACTATCTACGCTTGTATTATCCCGAAACATTCAATGATTACATTGAATCAAGTGAATTTATTGCACTCCTGGACATTATTGCGTTCATGGGGCAATCACTTGCTTTCCGTACTGACCTCAACACTCGTGAAAACTATCTAGACACAGCTGAACGACGTGATTCAGTTGTGCGTCTAGCTAACCTAGTGAGCTATAGTCCCAAACGTAACACAGCCTCACAAGGCCTGTTAAAAGTATTCAATGTAACCACAACAGAAAATGTGGTTGATTATAATGGCGTTAACTTGAGTAATGTTACTGTGGACTGGTCTGATCCCACAAATCCAGACTGGCAAGAACAGTTCACAGCAATTATCAATGCTTCCTTGGTTGACACACAACGTGTTGGACGTCCAGGCAACAGACAAACATTGTTGGGTGTGGATACTGCTGAATATGCAGTTAATCTAGTGCCTGGATTCCTGCCAGTTGTTCCTTATACTGCCACAATTGATGGTGTTAACATGCCATTTGAGGCAATTACATCTACCAGTACAGGACGAGACTATTTGTACGAGCCAGCACCTGTTCCAAACACAAGTTTTAATGTGTTGTTCCGTAACGATCAATTGGGATTTAGTTCTGCCAATACTGGTTACTTCTTTATGTTCAAGCAAGGCACATTGCAGAACACAGATTTCAACCTGGCGGAACGAACTAGCAACCGCACAGTAAACATCAATGTGGAAGGTGTTAACAATCAAGACCGTTGGTTGTTTGAACTTACTAACTTGGGCAACATCAATCGTGAATGGCAGTTTGTAGAAAGTGTTTACACAGCAGCCGCTGAACAAACTGTATTACTGCGTCCAATCTATTCTACTACCAGTCGTAGCAATGACCAAATCACTTTGGTATTTGGTGACGGGGTATTCT